ACCAGCCCGGGAGGTGGACCATATCGTGCCGCTGAGCCAAGGCGGCACCAATGACCTGGGCAACCTTCAAGGAAGATGCCGGCCGTGTCACTCACGGAAGACGGCAGGCGAGAAGGTGAGGCACGAGGACGGACGATGGGGATAGGGATGGAAAAATCTCTGGAACTTTCGCCAGGCGATGGCGGCGCGCAGCTAGAAAAGAGTCTGTACGGGTTTTGAACGATGCCCGTTCGCGGCCCGGTTCCTAAGAACCCGGCGCTACGGCAGCGCCGAAACAGGACATCAACGCGAGCCCTCCTTGAAGAGGGCTCAACTGATCAGCCGGCACGGCGATTGCCGAAGGATAAGGAATGGCACCCAAGAACCCGGCGCTGGTGGAACTCCCTCTGGCGTTCCCCGATGGCGCCAGAGTTCTTGGACATGGATCGGTTCGCCCTCTATCGCCTGGCCCATCTGGTGGACCTAGCGCATTGGTGTCCTGGGGATATCAAGTTGGAGGCTGAGATTGCAAGGCAGGAACAGCGTTTCGGGCTCACGCCGCTTGACCGGCGTCGGCTGCAATGGGAGGTCAAACGGGTTGAGGGAGAAAAGCACAAGCCGCCTCGGGCGGCGCCATCTGAGACCGACCCGCGCAGCGTTCTAAGGGCAGTCAAATGATCACCTGCGTTCCTTCACTCGATGAGGCACCCTGGCCGACCCTGGGCCCCCAGGTGTGCGAGTTCATCGAGGCCAACCTTGTGTTTGGCCCCGGCGACCTGCGCGGCGATCCGGCTGTTCTTGATGATGAGAAGCGGGCGCTCGTCTACCGGATGTATGAGGTCTTTCCCCAAGATCATCCCTGGGCTGGCCGGCGACGGTTCAAGCGCGTGGGCCTGAGTCTCAGGAAGGGCTCGGCCAAGACTGAGTTCGGGGCCTGGATCGCGGCCTGCGAGCTGCATCCGGACGCGCCGGTCCGCTGCGACGGCTGGAATGCTCATGGGGAACCAAAAGGAATCGGCGTCCGTGACCCCTATATCCCGATGGTCGCCTACACGGAAGAGCAGAGCGACGAATTGGCCTATAACACGCTCATGGTGGTGCTGGCCGAAGGCCCCCTGGTGGATGACTTCGACATCGGCCTTCAACGTATCATGCGCCGGGCGGGGGACGGCAGGGCTGTCTCATTGGCGACGGCACCGGATGCCCGCGATGGAGCTCGCACGACCTTTCAACTCTTCGATGAGACCCACCGCTTCACCCTCCCACGGCTGAAGAAGGCCCACCAGACGATGATGGCGAACACCGCGAAGCGCCTCCTGGCTGACACATGGAGTCTGGAACTCACGACGGCACCGGCGCCGGGTGAAGGTTCGGTGGCCGAAGCGACTGCGCAGTATGCTCAGGCCATCGCTGAGGGCCGCATTGGGGACCCTCGGCTCTTTTTCTATCACCGCCAGGCTTCAGATGAGCATGACCTGGCAACTGAGGAAGGGCGCCGCGCGGCCGTCCTGGAAGCCTCCGGGCCGGTGGCTGCCTGGTCGGATATCGAGGGTATCCTTGAACTCGGGCGCGACCCGACGACTGACCGTGCCTACTGGGAACGCGTCTGGCTTAACCGGGCTGTCCAGGGTTCGGAGCGCGCATTCGACGTAAACCGCTGGCGGGAGCTGGCCAAGGCCGACGTGACGATTCCCGACGGGGCACTCGTGACGCTGGGCTTCGATGGTGCCCGCTATGAGGACTCGACGGCTCTGGTGGCTACCGAGGTTGAGACTGGTCACCAGATGCTGGTTGGTCTCTGGGAGCGGCCCCTGAATGCTTCTGACTGGGTGGTGCCCGAGGCGGAAGTCGATGCTACCGTGGCCGAAGCCTTCCGGCGCTGGGATGTGTGGCGCATGTACGCGGACCCCTACTGGTGGGAATCGTGGGTCGCGCTCTGGGCGGGCCGCTGTGGGAAGGAACGGGTGATTGAGTGGCGGACGAACCGTATCGGGCAGATGGTTTACGCCCTGGCCGGCTTCGCCACTGCGATTCAGGCGGGTGATCTCTCACACGATGGCAACGAGGCCTTGGCCCGTCACGTCGGCAACGCCTGTCGGAAACTCTTGAACCTTCGGGACGCAGAGGGCAAGCGCCTCTGGCTCATCGAGAAGGAACGGGGCGACTCGCCTTACAAGATCGATGCCGCGATGGCAGCGGTGCTCTCGTGGGAAGCACGGAATGACGCCGTCGCGGCAGGGGCGACGCCAAGCCGTTCCGTCTATGAGACGAGAGGAGTGCTACACGTATGAGGCTGCCCTTCCTCCACCGGAAAGAGGACCGCGAGTACAAGTTGAACGCGGCACTAACCGTCCTGGCCAACGCCGGACTCACGATTCAATCCAAGGCCGGCGTGCCGGTTAAAGAGGAGACGGCGCTTCGCTACACAGCCGTCCTGGCCTGTACCCGCGTCCTCTTTGAGGATGTGGCGGGGCTGCCCCTCATCATGTATCGGCGCCTGACGCCGCGTGGCAAGGAACGGGCGCCGGACTACCCACTCTATGATTTGTTGCACAACCAGCCCAATCCCGAACTTGACAGTTTCCAATGGCGGGCCTGCCTTCAGATGCACGCTGGCCTCTGGGGCAGTTGCTATGCCGAGATCGAGCGGGCGGACGGCTGGCCCGTCGCGCTCTGGCCTATCCCTCCCAGACGGATCAGCATCCGGCGGGACAATGGAAGCGGCCAGCTCTTCTACAGGGTCGAACCCGCGACCGGCGGCTCCGTTGATCTGCCCTACCGACAAGTGTTTCGGGTGCCGTGGGTGCTGATGGACGGCGTGACTGCCCTCTCGCCCGTCGGGTTGATGCGGGAGGCCATCGGCCTCGGGCTGGCGACCGAGGAGTACGGCGAACGCTTCTTCGCCAACGATGCGCGGCCGGGCATCGTGCTTTTTCACCCGAAGGAGTTGAGCAAGGAAGCCCACAACCGGATCATCGGAACCTTCGAGGACAGGCACCAGGGATTGAGTCATGCCCAGCGGGTCTCGCTTCTTGAGGAAGGAATGACCATCAAGGAGGTGGGAATCCCGCCGGAGGATGCCCAGTTCCTGGAGACCCGGCAGTTTCAGGTGACCGAGATCGCCCGCGGCTATCGAATGCCCCCACACAAGATCGGCGAGCTCAGCCACGCCACCTTCACCAACATCGAGCATCAGGGCATCGAATATGTGACGGACACCCTCCGGCCCTGGCTCGTGCGCTGGGAGCAGGCGATCCTCACCCAACTCATCCCGCCGGAACACCGCAAAGCCTTCTTCGCCGAGTTCCTGGTCGACGGTCTGCTACGCGGTGACACGGTGAGCCGGTTCCAAGCCTACAGCGTCGCCTGGGGCAAGTGGTTGAACACAGACGACATCCGGGAACTAGAGAACATGAACCCCGTCGAGGGCGGCGACGTATTCTATGTGCCGTTGAACATGCAGCCAGCGGGTTCACCGCCGCCACCGCCTGCTGGGCGACATGAGGAGCGGTCTATCGCGGGCCGACGCCGCTTGGCTGGGGCCTACCACCGCATGTTCGTCCTAGCGGCCGAGCGCATCGTCCGCCGGGAGAAGGTTGACGTGCTGAAGTTGGCCGAGGCCCAACTTAGGAACGGCAACGGCACGTCTTTTGCCGAGGGCCTCGATGAGTTTTTCGCTAGGCATGAGGCCTTTATCCGGCGAGAGATGGGTCCCGTCCTGCTGTCCTATGCCGAGGCTGTCCATGCCGAGGCCTCCGGCGACGTGCGGGCCGACGAAGGTCTGCCGCCCGAGTTGGAGGCCTTCATGGCGGCCTATATCGCCGCCTTCATCAACCGCTGGATCGGGTCATCCCGTGGCCAGATTCTCAGCCTGACTGGCGCGGCGCTGGCAAAGGCCAGCGATCCAGTGGCCGTACTGGACACGCGCTTCACAGAATGGCTGGCCACCCGGCCCGAGAAGACGGCCAGGTGGGAGACGAATCAGGCCGCCAATGCCGTAGCGAAGGAGACCTACCGCCTAGAGGGCATCGAGCGGCTGGTATGGGTGACTGGTGCGAACGCCTGCCCCTATTGCGAGGAGATGGACGGGAAGACGGTCGAGATTACCAAGACTTTTGTCAGCGCTGGCGATTCCGTGGAGGCCGGGGGCGATTCCATGCCAGTGACAATAGAACTCGGACACCCGCCGCTTCATGATGGTTGTGTATGCGACATCATGCCGGCATAAGGAGGCAAATCATGGACAGTAGGATAGCAATCGGCCCGCATACGACGGCCAAGAGTCCTGAAGGTCAATCATGGTCGGCTCCGACGTTGGGCGACTTCACCAGTGAGACGGACTTCTCGGGCCTCTCAGAGGCCGAGCGCCGACGGATCGCCGAGCACGCGGCCTGGACAGCCAACATGCCGCCCGAGAGCTTTGGCGATATCAAGCTCTTCCACCACGAGGCCGGCAAGAGCGGCATGGGTCCCGTCGTCTGGAGGGGCATCGCAGCCGCCATGGCCGTCCTCATGGGCGGCCGGGGCGGCGTGGACATCCCGTCGTCTGACCGCCAGGGCGTCTACAACCATCTGGCGGGTCACTACAAGCAGTTCGATAAGGAACCCCCGCCGCTCCGATCCCGCCAAGACGGCGATGTGGAATGGCGCATGTTCGACCTGGAGACGGTCGACCTGCGCGTCCTGCGGCAGGACGGCGAGCCACCCAAGATTCTCGGGCATGGTGCCGTCTTCAACCAGTGGTCGCTTCCCATCCAGGGCTACTTCAAGGAGCGCATCCTCTCGGGTGCTTTCGCCAAGAGCCTCCGGGAGTCCAAGGACATCCCATCCCTCTATAACCATGACCCGAACATGGTTCTGGGGCGTACCAGCAACGGCAGGTTGGAACTGCGCGAGGACGAGATCGGCCTCTGGTTTCAAGTAACCCCGACCGACACGGCCTATGCCCATGACCTGTTCCTGAATATTGAGGAGCGGAACGTCACCGGCAACTCGTTTGGTTTCGTTGCCGTAAAGGATCAGTGGGGCACTGACAGCGGTGGGATGGCTACGCGCGAGGTGACAGAGGTTCGGCTGCTGGACGTGGGCCCAGTGACCTTCCCGGCTTACCCGCAGACGGACGTGGCCGTGCGCCAGCTCCTGGAATGGGAGCAGCGCATCGGTCGACGCCTGCAGGGCAAGCGCCTCGAGCAACTTGCAGGCGTCGTGTCGAGCCTCAAGGATGTCGCGTCCGGCCTGGAAGAACTTATCTCCTGGGCGAAGGAGGGCGGCGATAACGATGACGATTTAGCGCCGAGCCGGTCTGGAATGGATCACTCGACGGAACTGGAGGGCCTGCGAAGGCATGTTGACGTGCGGCTACGTGCCGCTAGTTAGAGGGCGGGAGCCCTCAAGGGAGCTAGCAAAATGGATCTGGAAGAACTGAAGAGGGAGCGGCTTGCTTACCTCAACAAGGCAAGGGAGATCGTGGACACGGCCGAGAAGGAGAGCCGCGATCTCACAGAGGAGGAACGGGCCTCCTATGATGACTGTAACGAGAAGGCCGACAGTATCGAATCGCGCATCAAGCGCGAGGACGAGCTGAACCGGCGCCATGGCGTCTTTGCCAGCAAGGGTCCCAAGGTGGGCCGGCCGGTGCCTACGCCCTTCATCGGCATGTCGGATGACGAGACCGAACGTTACAGTCTGCTGCGTGCCATCCGTGCCGCTGCGGGCGGCGACTGGCAGGAGGCAGGACTGGAACTTGAGGCATCGCGCGCCGTTGAGAAGCGCATGGGGCACGCACCGCGCGGCTTCTATGTCCCGATGGACTGGATGACGCGTCGGCAACCCGAACAGCGGACCACGGACCTGCTGAAGGGCACCGGGGCCATCGGCGGCTACCTCGCGGCCACCGAGCTCTTGGGTGCCAGCTTCATCGACCGGCTGTTCAACAAGATGGTTATGGCGCAGGCTGGCGTCGTCACTTTGACGGGTTTGGTCGGCGACGTGGCCATCCCGAGGCTGGCGACCGGCATCACGGCCTACTGGGTCGCTGAAAATGTGGGCATCACCGAGGGCACAATGGCCTTGGAGCAGGTGACGCTGACGCCGAAGACGCTGGGTGCCTTTCAGGACATCTCCCGGCGCCTCTTGCAGCAGTCCTCGATCGACGTGGAGAACATGGTGCGGGACGACATCGCCCGCTCGCTGGCACTGGCTATGGACCTGGCGATCCTCCAGGGGACGGGCACCGACCAGCCCACGGGCGTCAAGGGCATCACCGGCGTCACGGACAAGTCGAGCACCAACGGGGATACGCTAACCTGGGCCATCATAGTAGGCCTGGAGACGGCCATCGCTACGGCGAACGCCGACAGCGGCCGCCTGGCCTACATCACGAACCCCACCATGAGGGGCGTGGCGAAGACGACCCAGATGGTCGCCACCTACGGCGACAAGATGATCTGGCAGGACGGGCCGTCGCCGGTCAACGGCTACCCGGCTTATGTCACGGGCCAGATTCCGGCGAACCTGACCAAGGGTTCAGGCACGGCTCTGTCCTACATCTTCTTCGGGGACTGGAGTACCGTGCTGCTCGGCTCCTGGGGCTCGCTGGACGTGCTGGTCGATCCGTACACTGGCGGGAGTGCCGGCACGGTGAGAGTGATCGCCTTCAACGATATTGATGTCGCCGTGCGACACCCGGCAGCCGTCGTCTTTGGCTACTACAAGTAGGATTGTGGTGGTCCTGACGACTAAGGGTGGGCGGGGGCTCATATCCTCCGCCCACCCCAAATTGGAGGTAATCATGAAGATACGGATCACGGCGGCTGGCGTGGGCGTCGTCATCCTGGGTCGGTCAGACCACCACAAGGGTGCGGTTCTGACGGTGCCCAGGTACGACGGCGACTACTTCATCAACAATGGCTTCGCCGTGCTGGTCAAGGATGAGCCAGAACCGGCCAAGGAAGAGGCCGAAGAGTCGGCCACTGCGCCGGTGCCGGAGACGGCGACGGCCGAGCCCGCTGGCGAGATGGCCGTCGAGCCGCATATACCTCGGCGGAAAGGAGCCTGACAAGCAATGGCACTCTTTAGTCGACCATGCGAAGTCGCACTGATTTCGCAGGCAATGGCGCCTGCGTCATCGTCTACCGCCCGCAACGGCAGTGCGATCGATATGCAGGGTTGGGATGGCTGCGAGTTCATCCTTGAGGTCGGCGACATCGCCTCGACCGGAACGCTGAACGCGAAGGTCCAGAAGGACGACAATAGCAGCTTTAGCTCCCCGACGGATATCACCGGCGCGGCCATTACCCAGCTCGGCGACACGGGTGACAACACGGTAATCATCATCTCCGTGCGCGAGCCCAGCGAGCGGTACCTCCGGATCGTCGTGACTGCCGCCACGGCTGCCAGCATTTCAGGCGTGACAGCCATCCGCTTCTCCGCGCATGGGGCGGTTCCTCCGACTCAGGCGGCATC